CGCCATCACGCCTTTAGTAGCGCAACCAGTACCACGGATTTTGATGCCGTCGGTTTTAACAGGTTCATTGCCAGCAGACTTGCTGATGTTACCAACGCTTACGTCGTAAGAATCTAATTTACCAGAGTTAGTTTCTTTTCCGGGATTATCAGAAATAGTAAACTTCTTTCCGGTCATGTGATGTGGTTGAGCATAGACGCTAGCAGAACCAACTTCTTTACCCATTACTTTTTTGCTAAATGTAGCCATATTAGCCCCCGCGTTGGTTGTTTGCGCGAGCCATGTTGCGACCAACGGCCTTCATAGCGTCAGAAGTAACGCCACCTTTGCCATACTTGATTGGCTTCATGCCTTGATGCATTTTTTTCTCATGCTTATTTAGCATGGATGCCATCATTTTTTTGTCCTGTTTTAAATCTGCTTTGTCCATTTTCAACTCCTAAGTTGTTGCTACCGTGACTGTACCAATTTGCACGACTAAAGCCAAGTTATTTGGAGTTAGTTCGGCATCGAAAAATGATGACCCGCCTACTGGGTTCCAGCCCCATTGAATTATCCTACTTCCGCCTCCGTTATACCCATCTGCCAAATTACCAGAAACTTGGTAACTTACGTCAGGACGAGGCTCACGAACCGCCTGCGGGTCATTAACAGGATAGAGTCCAAGAGACAACTGCGGTTGATCTGGATCCCAGCAAGACTGACAGACCTTGATCTGAAACAGCTTAGTCTTGATGACTTCCTTCTTCAGTTGGCTGAGTTTGTACCTCTGCCCACATCGGTCACATTCCGCAATCGAATACTTACCAGAAGCAAACTTACTAGGCATTAGATTAGCCTCCCACGGGTTTTACCACGAATGGCTGATCCATCAGCCCGTTTGGAAGCAGAACGAATGACCCCACCTTTCTTTTTAGGTGTAGGCATACGCGGTTCATCTGGCTGGGCAAATGGGCTCTTTCCCGACTTACGCCGCGTTTCGGCCCAAGATTGCGCTTTATCTTCAATTTCAGGTGTTCTTTTCTCAGATTTCAGTGTTTCAAGTTCTTCTTTAGTCAAAGTTGGAACAACCAAAGGGTATTCACCTTTTTCATCCTCAGACGAAAATTCCGTCATTGGATAGCCTTTTGCTGTATCTAAATACCCAAAGTACCCTTTACCTTTAACTGAATCACCAGCATGACGAAGCCCGTGAGGGGCTAAACCCTCATCGGTGTTATATCGTTTTAATCCAGTAGGCATTAGTAGAACAACTGACGAGGAACAAACCGATCCGATGCTTTCTCTCTATCTTCTTGTGAAGCCAACAGCCATTGCTGTTCGTACTCTTGTTTTAAAAACAATACACGGTCAGGATTTGCATCCATCCGCTTAGAAATGATGTAGAACGCCATACCTGCTACTAAGCAGGGGATTAGACGGAATGGTATGTCCTCTACGTTTACACCATTGCCAGCGTCTTGCATACGACGTAAGCGCCAGTAAACAAAGGTGTAGTCCCCACCAGCATTAGGAGCAGGCCACACGTTGATACAGGGGAGGTTCTGAACATAGATAGCCGCGCCAGCCGTATGCGCTGCTGCGGTTGTGCCACTCTGGGCACGGGTACAGTTAATCAAACTAGTACCACTGATGTTTGTATAGCCAATAGTCTCTGAGTCAATCTTAATAAACCCAGTAGTGGTTAACCCTGATACGCTACTTAGAACAATAGTCGTGTCAGTGCTTGTAATTGTTGTCGACAGAGTAATGGATGTAGCGTTTGTCTGAGCTGATTGGCGGTTAACCCATACTTGGATAGGACGCCCAGTAGTAAGTTTATTTGGGATAGTAGAGTAGGTGGACTCTGAAATACGGCTAATGTTGATATCACTCTGGGTACTAGCTGTGCCGTTATTTTGGCGAATCACATGGTCTAGCAAGTCAATCGTATCGTCTGGTATCGGGTAGACAGACTGCCCAGTCACCATAGCAATAGCGCCCTCTTGGATTGTCCAGAGGTTAATACCGCGATTAGCCCACTCAATCGTCAACAGGTTTAGCGAACGACGTGCGGTACGAAACTCATAACCAGTACGAACCTCTATACCGGCCCGCTCATACGCTTCCTCAATCAGATCATTAAGGTCTAAATTAAAAGAAGCGGTACCGGTGGTGTAAGCCATTACTTAAGTCCCTTGAGGGTCTTGGCTAGGCGGGCTCGTTGACCCATCTTGCCGGGGGCTTTGGCGGCTTTTTCTAGTTTCTTTGCTGGAATCGGGTGCCCTTTTTTCGCACCAAGAGCAGAGCGCAAAGCGCCGGGTTTCTTGACTGCGTCTTGAATCCAATTTTTAGTAGCTCCGCCTTTTTTCATGGTTTCTACACCACGACCTTTAAGGACATCAGCTTGTGTGACTTTGCCGTCACCAGTTAAATCAGGAAATTTACTTGCCATTATCTAAACCTCGCTGTTTTCTTTGCAATGTTTTTTGGTTGAGCTACGAATTGATTCCCGGCCTGTTTGCCAGCACGCTTCGCACGAGTTGTAGCAGCATACTCAGCAGGGCTGAGACTTTTGATCGCAGCTTCTGGAAGGTATCGCTCACCTGTTTTACTAGACGGTTTTCCACTTTTGGTTCTCCATTTTTGGTCACCCCAGTTTTTCAAGGACTGCTGTGGCGCTTTCAATCTCTGTAGCCTCCACCTGCCGCCTTGTACTTCTTGGCAACTAGTTGCGCCTTACGTGCTGACCACTGTCCTGCGCCTGTGCCTTGAGTAGCTGCGGCTTTTACCTGAGACACAATCCTCTTGCGAAGACTTGGCTTAGTGTAATTACCAGCAGCATTTACCTTACCGCCTTCCTTGTATACCTCGACGTCATTTGGGTTGTCCTTGCGAACAACCTTCTTGGCTTTAGGCATCTTGGAAGCACGGACGTCGCCCATGCCACGGCTCGACATCATGATTTAGCAGTATCCGCCGCCAGCCATCTTGACTTGCTTGGCTTTGGTCTTGCCTTTAGATGCAATACCGTCAGCAGAACGGACGAAACCGCCGGTAGCCATCTTCTTGACTTTGCCGCCTTTTTTCATCATGCCCATGCCGCCGCCCATACCAGTAGTGCTACCAGCCATGGTTGGATCAGCCATAGGAGTAGGCTTCTTCATGCCATCTTTAGCCATGCTCATGCCGGGTTTCATCATCGGTTTGCCCATTTTTGTAGCCATCTCACCACCTCTTTTAAAAGTTTTGCCTTTATCGGCGTTGTTGAACTCTTTACCCACAGACTGTGGGACTCCTGCTTTCTTAGCAAACGCTGGATTGTGAGCCACCGCAGCCATGAAATTGTGCTGTTTTTTACTCGTGCTTGGCATCATTTCCCCGCTTGAATAAGCTGGTCAATCTTTGCTTCAAGTTTGTTAAAGCGTTGGTCAATGTGGTCAGTAATTCTTTGAACTTCTGAATTAGTTGCGTAGTCACGGGCGACCTCCTCGCGTGTCCGATTGAGCAGGATTTCAACCCGCTTAAGTTCGTCTGATTTATCTTTCCACACCCATATTAGGACTGCGGAAAAAGCAGACAAGATTGAGTTCCAGATAATCATTTCCATTTAGCACTTCCATGCCCGCAGGCTCTTATTGATTCTAGAGTTCGGGTCTTTCGCTGTTTTTTCGGATGTCAGCTTCTTTTTCATGCCTGACATGCGTGCGCAAAAGGAGTCTTTCCTTGATCCGCCTTCTGGTTGCGGCGGTTTCAAGTTGTGCCCTTCTTTCTTCGCAGAGGCTCGGCCCTTGGCGTTTAAGCCCCCATTCGGATTCTTGCCTTCTTTGCGTTGCCATGCTGGTGATTTAGCCATTTACGACTTTCAAACGTGACTCTCGAATATTCTCGAGCAAAGGAATAACAACATTCTCGCGGAAGTTATTAGTAAACGATTCGCTACCAATATGTGGGAGGCTGATGTCTACGTCAATGTGGACTGTAAAGCCCATGTCTGTTGCTCTGTCGCAGAACAAGTAGTCTTCGCCAACATACTGGTCATCTCTAATATCAAAGTCAAACAACGAATACATTCTCTCGCCTGTAGCCTTGTTCTTGTATGACCACTCAGGATGTGCTTCACCCATCTTCTCGATGACGTGACGCTGAATTAACATGAAGCC